CATCCTGATGCACCCCTTCCACATGTTGGGTGTTGCTGGTGTTTTCGGTGGTTCACTTTTCAGTGCAATGCACGGTTCACTTGTGACCTCTTCACTGGTTCGTGAAACTACTGAGAATGAGTCTCAGAACTATGGCTACAAGTTTGGTCAAGAAGAAGAGACCTATAATATTGTGGCTGCACACGGATACTTCGGTCGTTTGATCTTCCAGTATGCTTCTTTCAATAATAGCCGTTCACTTCACTTCTTCCTGGCTGCCTGGCCTGTTGTTGGTATCTGGTTCACTGCTCTTGGTGTTAGCACCATGGCATTCAACCTCAACGGTTTCAACTTCAACCAGTCTATCCTTGACGGACAGGGTCGTGTTCTGAACACCTGGGCTGATGTCCTCAACCGTGCTGGTCTTGGCATGGAAGTCATGCACGAGCGCAATGCTCACAACTTCCCTCTCGACCTTGCTGCTGCTGAATCCACTCCTGTGGCTCTTCAAGCGCCTGCTATCGGTTGATATGGACGATGGTAGTCTTTTGCCCCTCACCTCAGCCGTGGGGGGCTTTTTTATAGGTATTTGTTCTATTGCAATTCCACTTATTTGTGTGATATTATTATGATTGGCAATCTTTCTCCTGAGGACAACGTTATGGAAGACTCTACGTCTAATTCTAGTAAATTTACTGAGCAGTCCCTTATCCGAGCATACACAGATCTTGGATGGGATATGACTAAAGATGATATTCACGTTGAGATCGGAGGTACTTCTGTCTACGGAATCGAAGGTGCTGGTACTAAATGGGCTCCTTTAAATGGAACTCGTAAATATAATAACGATGCTTTTATTGTTATTAAAAATCGTTCCAGATCTCCTTTCCAACCTTCTAAGCCAATGGAGAAACAAGAATGATTACTCGAGAAACACCTTACAAACTGGCCGAGATCATCCAAGATACTTGGCCTCAACTTTTTTACTTAAAACAGGAGAAACAAAAAATTGACAGCATCAACACTTCAAAATCCAATTCGCCAGAGAGGGTGGTTTGATGTCCTTGATGATTGGCTTAAGAGAGACCGTTTCGTTTTTGTTGGCTGGTCTGGACTTCTTCTTTTTCCCACAGCTTATCTTGCTCTTGGTGGTTGGCTTACTGGGACAACTTTCGTTACGAGTTGGTACACTCATGGCATTGTATCCTCCTATCTTGAGGGTGCAAACTTTCTTACTGCGGCAGTTAGTACTCCAGCAGATGCTATGGGTCATTCTCTTCTTCTTCTCTGGGGTCCTGAAGCTCAGGGAGATATCGTCCGGTGGTTCCAACTTGGGGGACTCTGGAATTTTGTGGCGCTCCACGGAGCCTTTAGCCTTATAGGCTTTATGTTACGCCAATTTGAGATTGCTCGATTGGTAGGAATTCGACCTTACAATGCAATTGCTTTTTCGGGCCCTATTGCCGTATTTGTTAGTGTATTCCTCATGTATCCTCTTGGACAATCCAGTTGGTTCTTTGCGCCATCGTTTGGCGTTGCGGCGATCTTTAGATTCTTACTTTTTCTACAAGGTTTCCACAACTGGACACTCAACCCCTTTCACATGATGGGCGTAGCGGGGATTTTGGGCGGAGCTCTTCTTTGCGCAATCCATGGCGCCACTGTAGAAAATACGTTATATGAAGACGGCGAACAGTCTAATACCTTTAAGGCTTTTGAGCCTACGCAAGAGGAGGAAACTTACTCGATGGTTACTGCTAACCGTTTTTGGTCTCAGATCTTCGGGATTGCTTTTTCTAATAAGCGTTGGCTTCATTTCTTCATGCTTTTTGTTCCCGTTATGGGTCTCTGGACTTCTTCTATTGGTATTATTGGTCTGGCGCTCAATCTTAGAGCCTACGATTTTGTTAGCCAGGAAGTCAGAGCAGCAGAAGACCCAGAGTTTGAAACTTTCTACACAAAGAACATTCTTCTAAACGAAGGTTTAAGGGCATGGATGGCACCAACCGACCAACCTCACGAAAACTTCGTCTTCCCAGAAGAAGTTCTTCCTAGAGGTAACGCTCTCTAAGCTTGATATGCTTTCCATTTGGATCCACGTAGTTGCATTTTTTCAAATAGTTGTGATGAATTGCATCCAACCAGTTAACTGGAAATATTGCTATCGCGTGGACCAGTGGTTAATCCCAGATTTGGTAGAGGCATATAAACTCAAGACGGGGCAAACTCACCCCTACCAAACAGAAAAAGAATATTTAAAAAGTATAGACTGAGCCCTCGTTTAATAACATTAGGGGGCTTTTTTTATGTCTACAGATAATTCAAACACTACTCTTAAAATTGCAAAACCTAAAGAAGAAGAAAAAGATCACGATGTTCTACGGGAGCGTTTAGAGGATCTTGTTAAGGTAACCGTTCTGGTATGGTCAGCTGCATTGCTTACATTTTCTTATGTTCGTTTGCCCGACGGAAAAAGAATTTTAGAATTTGATCCTACTTTTATTGCATCTGTGTTCTCTGGAGCTTTAGCGAGCTTTGGCATGGCAACCGCTGCTAAGAAAAATGGCAACAACGGCAATAACTCAAATTCAAAAGATAATCCGCCTCCTGTTGCATCTGCAATTGAACCTAAAAAATAACCTGGTATAATAACTATGTTAGAATCGGAGGTAAAATGATCGCAGTATATCCTGGAGAGGCTATTAGCTCAGACAATTACCTCCAATTTACTCCTAGAGACATAAATAAACTTCAGAATATTATCGAGGCAAAAGGACGCTATGCTCACTACATCAACCACGGCGTTCCTTACGTTCAAATATTAAAATATTTAGAAAAAGCAATAAAAATTGTAAAAAATACTGAAGATTACACAGAATATTTACTTTTCGAAGCATTTGGAGACAAAAAAGCATACAATAAACTTCCGCCTGGTACAATAAGAATCTACGCAAAAACTTTGGTTTGCTTCTGGAATGGAAGAACTTGGAGAAAGCTTAAATAGCCCTATTTTGCCATATCCAGGGCAACAATTGCTTCCTGGATCATCAAGTACATTTTTTGGCCAGAAATCGGGCCTTAATGAGCGTTATATCTACGATCTCAAGCTCTCTACAGGAGAGGTAATGTATTCTGGGAAGGGAGGAATGGGATTTACCAACGAGTCCCACATATACCTTCTCCACGACCTGATGAGAATGCCTTATGCGGAGGAGTTGATTCATGAGGAATTTAACACCAACTTCAAGGAAAAGTGGGGTCGTAGGAAGTTTGAAAGGCTCAGGCGTAAAGTAAATGCAGAGTTAAAAAACCCAAGTCGGAGAACAATAGCAAAACTATATTGCTTATTAGCCTGTTCTGGGTTTAGGTATAAATTTGACTCGTATGGAAATTTTAGAGGAGAGTACTTTCCGCATACTTTAGATACTTCAGAGATTAATATAAAAAACTTAAAGTTAGTTAATTCTGACTTTATTATTCAGCTCGGTAAGTTTGGTGCTATTGATAAAAACTTACTAACTAAAAAGTCTCTTATATATTTAAATATTCCGTTTCCATCGTCGGTTAGTGTAAAAAAGCAATATTTAGAGTATATTGATTACATAGCTTCTGAAAGCTATGATTTTTTACTAACCTCAAGACTCGAGAATAGAGGCATGGTCGATAAGCAAATAACTGCCTGGAGTAAAAATTATTCCAGTCTTGTAATTTCGCAGTTTAAAGAAGATAGCTTATACGCATCTTCGGATATTTTTATTTACAATTTTTAATATGGATAAAGAGCGCATGGGGACTCATGTCCTTCTTGAGACATACGGCGTTGATTCCACTCTTCTTGATGCTATGGAAGATTTTCATAGTTTTGCAGAGCAAGTCCTTTATGACTACGGCTGTACTATAATTAATTCTCAGAAATACAAATTCAGTCCTCAAGGATTTACTTGTGTGTTTATGCTCGCTGAATCCCATCTCTCTATCCATACCTGGCCAGAGCGAGGAACGGCGGCGTGCGATATTTTTACCTGCGGATTTGTTAACACAGAACAAGTTGCTCAAGAGTTAATCAAATGGCTTTCTCCAATAGAGTATAACATGAGGAGAATTATCCGCTGATCTATGGTATAATTATTGAGTAATCATCAGTTAATCTCATGGCAGGAAAGCGTTCTTTTACCGGCTCTAATAAAATTGATAGCAAGCCTAAGAATACCCGTCAAGGTGCCGGCCAACATACTAAATACGCTGCTACTAGTCGTAACAGCGCAAGGAAAAAATATCGGGGTCAGGGGCGATGAGCCCCTCTTTTTTTGTCTATCAGGCGACCATTGCCAATCTTGTCGTTCTGACTTGAGCTTGAGCATTTGCAGCAACAGCAGCGGCGGTCTTAGTAAAGATGATATTTACATTACCGCCAGAGATCGAAGCGTCAAATGTGCCGATGATGTCAGAGGTATATACCGTGCCGTATTCGGTGAGGTATACGTCGGTGCCATCGTGAACGAGCATGAGCTCTGTGGAGTGGTAAGCCGAACCCTGCTTAACTTGAACAAGAAGCTTAGCAGTTACAAAGGAAGCAGCCGCCATTGAGTTGACGATGGTGCCTGTTGATGCACCAGCAACAACATTGACGTGGTCAGTTTGGAGCTGAGTGTTATCCTTGTAGAGGCTATCTGCAGGATCTTGGGTCTCAATGGTGATTGTGTCGTGGAATTCACCAGGACCGTTGATTTCAACAAATCCATCTTTTCTTACGCTAAAGACAGATGTGTCAGCAAGCTGAAGATCTAAGAGATAAGAGCCAGCAGCAGAACTTGTATCAGTTACGTTAACTGTAATGGCCGTTTGAGCACCACCACCGGTAAACTCTACCTCTTGGACAGAGTGACCGTCCCAATATAGCTCATACTTGCGATCATCTGTAGAGTAGAAGTTAACAAGCTTAGAACCAGTGGCAGAAGTTGTGTTGGTGATTGTGAGATCAATGCCAATGAAAGTATCAAGGGCACTATTCCAAGTATCTTGGAGATCTACAAGTACTAAGTCGGCGTTATTTCTACCATCTACGCTTAAGAAACCATTAAAGGCGGCCGCGGTGCTACCGTCAGCAGTTCCAAGAGTTAAGGCGCCATCTTTTCTAACAGCAAAGTTAGTTAAGCTGTCAAGAGCAAAATCTAAATAAGTCGATCCAGCAGCAGATGTGGTATCTACAATATCAAGATCAATTGCAGCGAAAGTTACACCGTTGTTATTCCAAGTTTGGTCTAAGTCAATACCTGGTGAGTTTGCTGTTAGGGAGCTGGTTGGCTCAAGTTTGATGTACTTGACTTCAACACCAGACTTAGTCCCAGAGAAGACTGGGGTTCCGGCGGTAGCATCAGACTGAGTGCTCGATCCGCCATAGGTAGTATCTAATAAGAAAGTAAAATGCCCGGTATCATCTTGATAACCGAAGAAACCTTTCTTAGCCGTGGTATCAACATAGTTAAACTCGATACCAAGATCTTGAGTAAGATCACGAAGGGGGTTAAGAGTAAAGTCTTGATCACCAGCACCGGTTGTTGTGAAGTTAATTGCTGTTCCACCCTGGGTCGCAGAGATGGTGATGCTTCTATAGTTGCTACTTGTTACGTCGGTTTCTTTACTAACAACGTAGTAAACAGTTCCGCTTGCAAGCTCAGCAATATCTGTTGTAGCAGCTTGGTACTGTATCGAGTCGCCTACTGCGATGTCATCGAATGCTTCTGCAGCAAAGAAGACTCTACCTGGGGTTCCGGTTGCCACCGCTGTGGCAGTGTATGTTTGTCCTGAGGCACCGATGCTAATAATCGGGTCAGTTTGAGATACTGTACGAGTATCAACAATAGTTGAAGTTCCTTGTACAGTGAGATTGTTAAGTGTTACGTTACGATTTTCGTCGACAAATGGTAAGCCATTTACGCTTATCCCGTGTTTGACGTCGAACTTTCTGAAGTTAGCTGGCATGTTATAAAAGTTAACGCTAAATATCTAGATAATCCTTAAACGATCAGTGTGCGTAGAGTTTATGGTATAATACTCCTTGGCGGGAATTAGCTCAGCTTGGTAGAGCGCTGCTTTTGGGAAGCAGAAGTCACAGGTTCGAATCCTGTATTCCCGACTAGTAGTTTATAGTTAAAAGACAACATTTATTGTTATATTAACCCATGGCCATTAATTACACACTCAGCGTTGGCAGTGTAAAAAAGAGACTCACTGAGGGTGAGTTTTCAAACGTAATTGTTGAGGCTAGTTTTGGTGTTAGCGCATCCTCTGACGCAGTTACTGAGGTAACCGGAACTGACGAAGAGGGTAATGACATTATCAGAACAGTTACTCCTTCTTTTTCATATAGCTGCGGTGGCACTAAAACTTTCTCTGTTGATGGACTCGCTGCAGAAACTTTTGTTGATTTTGACAGCGTAACCAAAGAAACCCTTGTTGGTTGGTTATTAGCCTCTGAAGGCGTTGAAACCGTAGAAGAATTTAGCTACGTTAAGTCTTCTATTGACAATATTGCCCGTAGAATCTACGAACATAGTTTAGAGGTACCTGAGAGCATTGCCGGTGAAAATCCCGCCGGAGCTTCTGAGTATGTCTATACTCCTCCTGCTCCTGCTCCTGCTCCTGAGCCTGAGCCTGAGCTCGCTGCCGAACCAGAAGCACCCGCTGAATGAATCTAACTTACCAACCTTACTTTGGTAAAACTGTAGTCTTTTGCCTCCCAGGTTCTCATTATTCTGGGAGGTTTTTAGTAAGTTTTACTGAGCTAATTATTCATTGTAAAGCAATTGGGATAAATCCAATCATCTCCCAAGACTATAGCTCAATGGTTAACTATGCAAGATGCAAAGTTGCCGGAGCCGATGTCACTAGAGGAAAACATCAAGCTCCTTTTGGTGGGAAGGTGGATTATGACTATATGATGTGGATTGATAGCGATATTGCTTTTAAGCACACTGACTTTTTCAGTCTGCTCTCGATGGATAAAGATATTGCTTCTGGTTGGTACACTCAACCCGGCGGATCTACTCCTGTTGTGGAGAAGATGAACGACGATTATTTTCAAAAGCATGGCTCCTATCAATTTATCCGTTCTCAAGAAATGACTCAGAGAAAGGATATTTTTAAAGCGGACTACATTGGCTTTGGTTGGGTTTTGATTAAGCAAGGCGTTTTTGAATCCATAGATTATCCTTGGTTTGCCCCCAAAATGATACAAATTGGCAAAGACCTTTATGAGATGTGCTCTGAAGACGTGTCATTTTGCCTCGATGCTAAAAAAGCAGGGTATAATATATGGGTTGATCCAAAAATCAAGGTAGGACACGAAAAAACTCAAGTATTATGAAAATTAATCTGTGGTATTGTGGGTCTATGAAACAATGGCGGTGGACATTGACGCATACAAGTGATACAATGATCCAAGAATCAGGACAACAGCCTGATCTCAGAGACGCCATGAATGACGTGGCAAATACTGTAGAATACATTCTCTACAACAAACTACCAGAGTAGTTTTATTTGACTCAATAGCTCAGCTGGATAGAGCAACTGCCTTCTAAGCAGTCGGTCGTAGGTTCGAATCCTACTTGAGTCGTTAAGGTTTAAAATACTATATAGAACTAACGACTAAATAAATGTTTCCTCAGGGTTGGAAAAAAGTATCATATTCAGACGAGATGGTTCCAGAGGCCATAAGAGCTAACGCCAAACCTGGGGCTACCTATCAAAATCCTAAGACAGGCCATACACTTCAAAAACAGGCTAATGGCCGCTGGAGAATGGTCGGTGGCGGTGATAGAATAAAGGCAGATAAGCCTAAGCCACAAGAGTCAGGAATGCCCGACGTTTCTAAGATGAAAAAACTTGCCGAGGGGAACTATGGCATTGTATATAAAGACGAAGCAAATAACCGTGTAGTAAAAACCCTCAAAGAGGGCAAAGAGTGGGGGCAGTATGAGGTTGAGTTGGGCAAGAAAATGGCAGAACTAGGCCACTCACCAAAGGTCCATTCTTCCTCATCCCAGCATATCGAAATGGATAATATTGACGGTAAGCCGCTTTGGTCAAACGGCTACAACCGCACTGAAGAAGAGAAAGAGCGCGATGTGAAGATGACCACAGTCCAAGCTGCAAAGTCCCTTAAGGCCATCAAAGATCTCCATAAGCTGGGATATTTTCATGGCGACATGCACAACCAACAGTTCATGGTTGATGGTGAAGGAGGTAGTGAATCGAGCCTTATTGACTATGGCCTAAGCGATAAAATTGAGACAAACCCTACCAAGGCAATTATCGACTTCAACAAGGTATATAAATTGCTTGATATCGATCGGCCAGAATTCGATTCTGATCCCTATGCGCAATTAGTCCGTGACTCAGTTAGCGCATATAAAGAAGTAAAAGGCGCATCTAAAGCAGCAAAAGAGAAAAAACTTGAAATTGCAAAAAATTACGTATCCAAATTAAAGTCTATGTAAAAAAACCTTAACAAACCCTGTACAAGCGGTAAAGTTTGGTTTATAATATACTAGTGGAAATTACCTTAATACTTATTTAACATTTCCACAGAAGATCATGTCGAGATCTTCTCCATCCGCGGGGAAACCTATTTTTTCTTTCCTCACGAGACACTTTTGAATTATTATGATTAAATCCGCTCTCGCAGCTGCCGCTGCTGCTCCTTTCTTCGCTACTGCTGCGTTTGCAGGCCCTTACGTCAACGTCGAAGCTAACTCTGGTTGGACTGGTTCTAACTATGGTGGTACCGCTATCGACAATCATGTTGGCTACGAAGGCGATCTTGGCGAGAATGCTTCTTACTACGTCCAAGGTGGCGCTACCGTGGTGCTTCCTGATGGTGGTGATACTAAGTGGGTTCCTTCTGGTAAGGCAGGTCTTGGCGTTGCCCTGACCGATTCCCTTGGTGCTTATGGCGAAGTCTCCTTCGTTGGTTCGGGTGAATCTGGCGTTGACCGTGGTTACGGCACCAAGGCAGGTCTGAAGTATAGCTTCTGATTCTTGCTTTAAAGGCAATTAAATACGGGGGTCTTTAATAGGCCCCTTTATTTTTATGAACTTTAAAGAAAATTTAAAATGCTGCGTAAGCAATCCTGTTTGTCATTTTGTGGCATTAATTGGTCTAACAGTTATTTTTATAGAAGGCGCACATCTTTACGCTCATCATAAAATGGACATGGATGTAGATGGATATATAAAAAAGTTTATAAGAAAAAACCCTGAAGTTTTTAAAAAGTACAAATCTAGTTATTAAAATGACCACCACTAAAAACGAATTTGGCCAGCTCAATATGTTTGCCAAAGAGCCTTCTATGTATATGACAAAAGAAGATCTTGAGCGTTATGGCATTGAGCCATACGCCGAAAAAGCAGAAAAAGCAAACGGGCGTTGGGCTATGCTTGGTATTATTGCCGGGTTTATCTCTTACGCAATCACCGGAAACTTTTTCTTTGGGGCCTATTGACAATGTTTGCTTTATTAGGTATAATTACCTCAGTTGCTTTCTTTGTTTTGTTAGCAGCGTCTGTAGAAAAACTTTGTGAAACTTACTAATGGCTTTTACTATTACCACTAAAGCTCCTGACGGCACCGAAAATACCTTCCAGTGTGAAGAAGATCAGTACATTCTTGACGCAGCTGAAGAAGCAGGTATCGACCTTAACTACTCATGCCGCGCGGGCGCTTGCTCGAGTTGCGCAGGAAAACTCGTCTCTGGTACGGTAAACCAAGACGATCAAAGTTTCCTAGACGATGACCAAATTGAAGCAGGTTTTGTTTTGACTTGCGTGGCTCAACCAACTTCAGACTGTGTTGTTGAAACCGACCAAGAAGACCAACTATATTGATTATGATGACCAGAGTCCCTGAAGTAACTTTTAAAACACGAGCCAAAGACACCGTTCCTACCGGGCAATATATTTGGAAAGACGTAACTACCTTTGATTTGTTTGATAACAAACGAGTTATTGTTTTTTCTCTTCCAGGCGCATTTACTCCGACATGCAGCAACTTTCAGCTTCCAGGGTATGAAGCTTTATACCCTCAGTTTAAAAAGTTTGGAATTGACGAAGTTTATTGCATTTCTGTCAATGATAGCTTTGTCATGAATGCCTGGTTTAAATCCCAAAACATTGTAAGTGTAAAGCCTATTCCTGATGGCTCAGGTGAATTTACTTATGCGATGGGAATGTCGGTCAATAAATCAAACCTTGGGTTTGGCTTTAGGTCTTGGAGATACGCAATGATTGTCAATCGTGGCGAGATTGAGGCAATGTTTGAAGAGCCAGGAAAAATTGGAAACTGTCCTATTGATCCCTATGAAGTAAGTGATCCAGAAACCGTACTTGATTACCTAAAAAATTTAAGTTAATGGTTAAATATATTTTTGCTCAAATTCGTTGGGGTTCTCTATCCCCAGAACAAAAAGAAAAAGTAAAAGCTCTTTCTTTTAAAGAGCTATTTTCAATTCCGTACCTTACTCCTAAGTTTTACATAAATTATTGATGGAACATTCTATTATCGAACTTCTTACTTATTATGTAATTGCAGGAGCACTAATTATCGGAGCACCAGCGGTGTTTTTTACCGTTGCTTTTATGCCGGCACTTATGAATACCAAAGGTGCCGTTGTTGGTTACAAAATTCATCGCGACTATGGCGATACTTCTATCTACTCTAAAGTTAACTAATTACTGAGATTTATTATGAAATTTGGATTTACCCCCGAGGCCGAGGTTCTTAACTCTCGTTTGGCTATGCTTGGATTTGTAATCGCCGTAGGCACTTATGCCACCACCGGCCAGATTATTCCAGGAGTCTGGTAATGGCTTTATTAGCTACCGGCATTATTCTTATTGGAACTTTTGTAGGAGCAGCCCTTTTAACCCAAAAGGGTCAAGAATAAATAAAATATTAAATTTAGCCATAAAGATTAAATTTAAGGAGATAGGCTTATCTGTCTCCTTTTATTTTTGGAAGGATGGCAGAGTCCGGCTTATTGCACCTGTCTTGAAAACAGGCATGGTTAAACCCATCGGGGGTTCGAATCCCTCTCCTTCCGTTTGATAATAGCCAACTAATGTCTAAAAGTCAGCTAACTAAAGCAGAGCTACTCGTAAGAGTATTAAAACTAAAAAATAAGTTGAATTCAGGAACATTAGGCTATGATTGGTCTTCAGATCAAAAATGCTCGGCTGATGCCGTGCTTAATCACGTACTAGATATAATAGACGAATATCGTTATTAATAATAAATGTAACGAAAATAACTATTATTTTTTGGTGCAATTAGTATAATCATACACCCCACTATTGCATAATGTCAGAACATCTCTACGGGCTTTACTTTACTATTTTTCTTGTAGTTGTGATGGTGGCATATGCGGGGGTCGATGAAACTCTTAGAGTTTTTTATTATATTGGTCTCCAGATCAGATACAAGTGGATCATGATCATGATGGCGTTTATGAGATTTCGTCTTAAGCGCCAACTCGATAAGATGGAGCGCCAATATAAAAAAGATTTGGAAAAAATCAATGACGAACGAAAACAAGAACTTTTCTGATCTCTCCATAGAGAGAAAAGAATGTCCCAAATGCGGAGCACTTTGGCTTAACGGGCAACATTATTG